CGTTGTTCATAATGAAGCCAGCCGGATCGGTGGAGATCCACGTCTCCATCTCCTCGATATCGGCCTGGTCCTTCTCGATTCTGGCCTGCTGGGCGTGTAGCTGCTCGCCGCGGACCGCGGAGTTCTTGAGCTGCCGTAACCGCTCAGCGGTTGCTTTGTCCTCGACAGCGATCTCGATGTCGTCGTCGCCTTCACGCCGTGCCGGGATCGCTACGATCAGGTCGGTGTCGATCTCTTCGCCCTCACCCGCCTCACCCTCTATCGGCGCATCGCCTTCGGCAGGCTCACCTTCGCCGGCCGGTTCGCCTTCGTCCGCGCCCTGCGCCGCTTCGCCGCCTTCCTGAGCGGCCGGTTCTTCGCCGTCCCCTTCGCCTTCGTCACCGCCTTCAGCGCCGGCCGCAGCACCTGCCGCGTCGTCGTCGCCACCTGGTTCTCCTTCTGGCTCACCGGCGGCGGGAACCAGTGGTTCCTTCGCCGTGAACCGTTCCCGAGCCGCGCGTAGTGCTGACTCGATCGGGTTGAGTTCCGGTCCTGCGTCGCCTTCCTGGGCTGCCGCCGGTTCAGGCTTCACGGGTGCTGCCATGCTTCCTCCTCTTGGTGACGCGGGCTCGAGCGGGGTTCCGCCGGCGCGGCTTCGTCTTCTTGCGCCTGGTAGCCTTGGCCTTCGACCGCTTCCGTTTCGACCTACGCGCCGTATCTAGCGCTGCGGCGACCGCCTGTTTGTGCGGCCTACCGGACTGCACCATCTCAGCGATGTTCGCGCTGATCGTCTCTTGTGAGCTGCCCTGCTTCAGTGGCATCAGACTGCTGCTCCCTGACCTGCGGCCGTTGGCGCCTCCTGCGCGCTCTGTGGTTGACGCTGGATCGTGCCTTCGGGACCGCCTGCAACAGAAGTTGCTTCGGGCTCACCGGCAGCACCACCTCCTCGAGACAGGTTGCCCTCCTCTGGCCCCGGTCCACCGGCGATCTCGGCGACCTTCAACTGGATGTTGATAATGTGCATCTGACGGTGGAACTCGAACGCCTTCTGGATCTGAAGCGGCTGCTTCAGGAACTCAGGCGACTTCATGAACTCCTCGTGCTGCATCAGGTGGATGCCGTCGTCGTACCACTCGAGCACCGCCACCTCGCGCGGGTCGGCGCCCTGCAGTAACTGCCCGTTCTCCTGGTCGGCTGTTATCCGATCGATGCCACCGAACTTCTTGGCCCGGTCGATGTGCGGGAAGCTCGACAGCTCGAAGAACCGCTTGATCGCGTCCGGTGTGCCGGGCATCCCGAACAGCCCCTGCACGTACAGCGTCGCGATGTTCTTCTGTCGCTCGCCGCGACCTTCTGGCAGCATAGACTCGATGTCGGGGATCACGTTGACCTTACCCTCCTCGAACATCTCGGGCATCACCGTGATCGTCCTCGCGACGTTGTCGTCGCCGGCGTAGGAGAGCAACTCCTCTTGATCGAAGATCAGCGGCATCATGGCCATCCAGTCCTCACCCATCCGCGACATCTCTTCGACGGTCCGACGCATCGTGGGACCGAGGAACCGGTCGGAGTTGAACCGCAACTCCTTGACCAGCTCGCCCGAGGCATCCTCGGTTGGTGCGTCGCCCTCGGTCCCGGCGAGCGCTCCGATGTCGGTGATCTCGTTCAAGAGTAGGGCCTGGGTCTGGTACACATCCTGGCCGAGCGGTGGCGGTGCGATGAACTCCATCGCCGGCACGCCCTGCCGCCTGGTCGCCACATGCCACACACCGGGCTCGTTGGTGATCTCAGACTCCTCGAGGCCGCTCTGTGAGTCCAGTACGCCCTTCGGGTTGGTGCAGAGGTTCCGGTACTCCAAGATCTGCGCCCAGCCCCTGTTGTAGGACCGCTGAGCACCGTTCATCGCCTCCTGCGGAGTCGAGCCCCCACCCGGCCTACCGGGCAGGTTCACGAACGTGTACTTCCTGATCGGGCTGGTGTACTTGAACCGGACCGGCCGGGCATCGTCGAATAGGACCTTGGTCCGTGTGTTGATTAGCAGCCGGCCACCGGGACTCTGCTTGGTCTCCCTCATCCCCTGTGCCTTCGGGTAGTTCGCCGGCCGGTGCCACAGCTCGAAGACCTCGACCAACTGCTCCGGCATCTGCGCCTGCGCGAAATCGGACCCGAAGAACGCATCGGCCGCACCGAAGAACCCCTTGCCGAACAGGAGTCGCTCGAGCCGGCCAGTACCGTCAGGTGTTGTTGTCGCCTCGCCAGACGCATCGACTCCCCAGTGCTCCCAGATCTCCGCCGGCGACAGGAACGTCCGCACCATGTGCCAGCGCTTCTCGTGCCATGGCTTTGGTGACCATTCGCCGCGGACCTGGAGCGCACTGAAGACGTCGACGGTCAAGTCGCCAGTCCGATCCTGGTGCGCTTCACCCGTCGTCATGGGTCCGTCCGGTGTCATCTGCATGAGCGGGTTGAAGTCCTCATCGAGCGGGACGTTGTTCATCTCGTCCGACATCTGCGCTGAGCCGTACTCGTCCATCATCGGCTCACCCTCAGGTCCCATCATCGGTAGCTGTGTGCGCGCCACGCGATCGCGCAGCTCACCCTTCTCCAAGTCCAGCCTGGAGCGCGTGTACACCGTACCGGAAGGGATCAACCAGGCGCTGGCACGGTCCCAGACCTCGCTCATCCCGACCTCGCGCCACTTGGTCTTCCAGAGGATATCCTCTGTCGCCGCCAGCTCGGCGTCAATCCGATCGGGCCCGGGCGTGAAGGTCAAGATAGGAGGGTTCTCGGTCATCCGTGCGTGTGTCAGGATGAACCAAATCAGTAGACGATTGAAGACCGGCCGCTGTCGCCAGCGTCGCTCCTCGTCTGTCATCCATTGTGTCACATCGACGAACCGACCGATCCGGTTGTTGAACACGGTCCAGTGCTGGCCAGCCAGCATCCGGACGTTCTCCTCGATCATGCGATCACGGATCCGGAGCGCCTCGTCTTGTGAGTCCCAGAGGAAGGACGACCAAGCGATCCGCTCGCTGTCCTTTGCGTCGTCCGCCGTGGGCTCGGGTCGGATGTCTGGGATGTTCTTGAACGAGAACGCCTGCGGATTCAGTCCGCTCGGTCTCGAGGTCAGACCCATGCCCGGGGGTGAAGTTGCCATCTTAGTTATCCACCAGATAAAGGTTGTCTTGTTTCTATCGCTTCAGCTTCGCCTTGCAGGCATTGCAGGTCACTTCTGCTTTAATGTCCGTCACGCGCGTCCCAAGACCTGCTTCACCCGGCACAATCGTCTTTCCGCACATCACCAACTCCTGTCGGTACATCACCTGGCCTGGCTTCTGTGGTACGATGTAGTGTACAGCTGCCACTTTCTTCTCTGGCATTCGTTGCCTCCTAGTTTGTGAACGCGCGGCCCAAGAATCCACCGGTGATAGCAGCTGGCACCGGTGGCGCCGTGCCCGTATGAAACTCCGCGATCCGCCTAACGCGAGCCGGTGGAACGGGTGGCGGGTCGCCAGGCAGAACTCTGGGCTGCACGACTTGCTGGTTGAACGTGACGACGGTACGAGGACCACCAAGGCGAAGAACCCTACCGACTGGTACTGTTGGATCGTCACCGTAAACGATCCGTGGTTCCAGTAGGTTGTGATTGATGTCGGTTGGGATGAACGCGCCCGTATGCCATTGGCCAACGCGAACCACACGACCATCTGGTGCCGGCGGAGAATCGCCGCGCGTGACCGCGGTGTGCCGTTCGAGCTTCCAATCGGCGACTTGGGCTCGCTGTGGTATAACTCGCTGAGCTGATCCGCTTGGTGTTGGTGGTTCCGTGCCATGGGCAATACGTGTGCGTGGAACCGACGCAGGTGTGATCGGAACGGCCCCGGTGTGCCACTCGCCAACCCGTAAAGTTCGTGGGAGTGGTGTAGCTGGTGCGTCGCCACGAACCACCCGAACCACATCACCACGTAACGACCACGGCGATGGTGCCTTGACCGGGATAGAAACTGCGTGAGCAGCCCCGGGTCTTGGTGGTCGCTCACCAACAACAACACGGGGTGCACCGGCGTGTACGCGATACGAAGTCTCACCGGTGTGCATCGGGCCGGTGCGAACGATTGACGCACCGATGACACCGAGAACGAGAAGTCGGCCGGGGTACACCTTAGAAAATCTCCTGTAGTGCGTGGCGTGGGAACTTCACGTTGATGTTCTCGGTGACCACTACGGTAGATTTGGACCGTACCCGCACGAGCCCCCTAAACGGTCCGAACGGATCTTCGGTGAGTTGCAATAGTTCAGTTACCGACAACGCCCTGTTGTAAAGATACGCGGCATGTACATCACCTTCGAAAAAACGGTCGGCATCACGGCCGGCGATGAAAAAATCGGAGGTGTCAGAAACAAGGTTCCCTGTTAGGGCTGTCGACACCAGGTCAATACCGTCGACATAGATCTTCATGGTGCTGCCGTTGTAAACTCCAGCCACCAATTGCCTTACATCGTTCACTGCACTGTAGTCTGGTGCCTTAATCTCAGTACTCCCAGCGCTCGTTTCTATGTAAAGTCGGTACGTCTCGGTAGTGTTGACTCTCAGAATAAACTGATCTGTAGCGTCAGCGTGGCGAAACAACGTCTGCGTACCACCAGCAACGTCACGTGGAGTAATGGCAACAATTACAGACACCTCGTCGTGGCCCGAAAGGTCGGCCCAATCTGTGTAATTGACGTGGACATGGCCCCTGGTGCCATCGCCCCGTATTACGTGTCCGTATCTACCAATCGCGTGGGAAACTCCCGCACGGTCCAGGTAGCCGCTGAGTTGCCCACGGCCAAACGAGTAGACAGAACCAGCAGGCTCCCAAAACGGGAAAGCGGCAATTAATCCGCGCCACGCCCACCTCCACCTTGGATCAACAAGCGTTGGGTTTATCTGCCACCGTTGTGGCTTACGTCCCATGGAAGTAAACGGCACTCTCCCGCCTTAGCCGATCTGCTCGGTGTAGAACTTCGCTTTAACTGTTGTTCCCGTCGCTGGAAACGCCTGAGCTGAATTGTTGATCAGATAAATCTTGAAGTCATCTGGAGGGCACAGCACGACTGGCAAGATCAGTCTTTGCGCGGCTGTAGTGGCCTGGAGAACGAACGCACCTACGGAGCCATTCAGGGGTGGCACCTGCTCAAACTCACCATCGACTACCTGCCGCACGATGGAGATTTCAATGAGCGAATCTGCGTCTGGTGCAGACACGAAATCCACATCCAGCACCAGATCCATGTAGAGATCTAGTTCGTCCGATTGGTCGTTGGAAATTTCCGCTGACGTGACAGCACCAGCGTCGGCCAGCGCGTTCAGGTCGGTCGACATTACCGTGACGGGGTTGGTGCCCCGCGCGCCTGGTTTCCACTGTACGATGGCCATTATGACATCTCCAGCGCATGTGCTACATCTGTGTGAGTGACCCCGACCCCAGACCCGAATAGCTGCTCTACGCGACTGCCGTTGCGAGCCTTGATCGCCGCCAACGCGGAGATCGTAGGAGTCCCTGCGAACATGCCAGTGAAAGCGTCAACAACATTGGGATCTCCCGCGTCCACAACACCAGCGCCAGTGAGGGTCTGGTATAACAATTTCTGCGCGGCCGAGAGAACCAACCAGTCGTCCGGCCGTGTCGAGTTAATGACCTCGTAAGCCTCGATCGGACCGCGATTGATGTTGATCCCGGCGCGCACCTCGTTCAGCAGCGTGGCAAGTACACCGGTCGAGCCGGTCGCTACGAATGGCGCATAGCCAATGCCCTCGGGATCAATTTCGATCTCATCGTGAAGGGCCTGTAACGAAAAATCAGCCATGTCTACTCCTCAAATTCCAGGGTCACGGCAGTTTGGACACCACTTGGCTGGGCAGTGGGGTACATGTAACGGCAACCCAAACGACCGCCGCCGCCAATCACAATCTCATCGTCTTGTGCTTCTCGAACGAAGACCGACCCCTGAAAATTCACAGTGAACGTTCGCAAGATGTCACCCGGTGTCGGCTCTGGTCCCACACCATACCTAAGGGCGGTGGTCTGTAGATTCTCGGCAAGGGAAGCGTCATATTTACGAACCGCCCAAGCGCTCATTGACCCTGCCGTTGTCTGACGCAAGAGATCAACGACCACAGGAGATCGAGTGGACATTGGTGGACCACCACCAGCAAGGCCCGAGCCTAGTCCATACCCAATAAGAGCGACCCTCTGATTCGCCGGTGCAATCAATTGTAGAAAGGTACGAAGCACCTGCGTACCATAGCCGACATAGTATCGGGTCGATCCCAGCATACGCGCCATCGTAATTCACTCAGCACCGCACCCCAGCGAGGGTGCGGCCCGAGCTACCCTTTACTCCTCGAAATCCATATAGGCGTCGAGGTCCTGCGCCTGAGCGTAAGTCGCCCGCATCGCGAGCCGCTCAGCACCGCCCATGATGATCTCTCGCGAGAACGCATCACGGATATCCAGCGCAGCTTGCGGGTGAACCGTATGCGTCCGCAGAATGTCGCCGGGCGTTGGCTCTGCCGTGAAGATGTACTGCGCGGTTGTCAGCAGGGTCTCCGAAATCGTCGCCTGCAACTTCCTCAGTGTGAGTGCACTTGCGGTGCCGGCTGTCGACTGCCGCAGGATGTCGATAACTCCCGGCGCTTCCGTGTTCGATGTGCCCTCGCCACCAATGCCATACCCCAACAGCGCGACGCGATGGTTGGCCACGGAGAGGAGTTGGATCAGGGTTTCGACAGTCGCCGCAGCGACAGCCTGAGCAGTGATGCGGCCCGATCCTTCAAGTCGTGCCATGATAAACCTCCAGAGGTGAATGAAACTTCGGCCGCGCCTTGCAGCGGACCGCTTCGGTGGCGCCCGTCTCCGAGCACACGGCGAACCGAAAGAACTCGCCGCAATTATCACAAAGCTGGTGCCCGCGGATCTCTCGATTCGGCTCGAGGATCAGTTGGTGGCTTCTTCCGCACCAAGGGCACTTCAGCCAGTAGGGCTGGATCTTCTCCGCCACGTCGACCACGATGGCGTTGGTTTCCCAGTTGTTGAGCGGGTCGGTCATGTCGGTCGCTCGATTCCGTTGCAGGTCACGGAGATATTGGCTGTGTCACTATAGGCCAGCAGCTCCTCGGGATTCTCCACGTCGAACACGTCCGTCCGTCGCTCGTCTTCGCCGGGCACGCCTTTGTTGTAGACCACATAGTTCTCTGGTTGGGTCGCGGCAGCGCCAGGCCGATGCACCAGCCGAACCTTGGCCGTCGTGCCGCCGACGTTCCGATTCGTGAAGATCACCTCGACACGCGCGGCCGTATTGACAGCTGGCGCATAGAGTGCGGTTTCCACCGTCGCGGCAAGATCAATCTGGCCCAGGATCATTGCGGCTCCCCCATCAACATGAGCGCCTCAATCCCGGGGATCTGGCTATCGCGGATCAGCACACCCTCAACGGTCGTCCCGACGCCGGCACTGCGTTCATTGATAGCGTCGACCAAGATCGGGTCCGGCAGCTGCGAGTTGGCGATTATGCCGGTCAGTTGGGTAAACGCGATCGAGAGGTCTGCCTCCCACTGCTTGACGGCCGAGAGGGGGACCTGTGCGTCCAAGATCTGGCCGAGCAGACATGAGAAGGTCGTGCAGCCACCACTCCCGCCACCAGCCCCAGCCACATCGTGCGGCCGGCGATCGATCACATCGGTAATGTTGCCGGCCCTGGTCGTGACCTCGGCGATCGGCGCGGACGTCGGGTAAGTCCACCCAACTAGGTTCTGAGTGACGGCGCCCGAGACGAGTACGCGCTCGATATAGATCGTCGCCGTGTTGTCTGGCAAAGTGAGCGTGCCGGCTGGCACGAGGATCCAGGCTGCCGTGGAGTCGACGATACCACCGAAGTAGGCGAACGACAGCCCGAACGATCCCTCGGGATCCCAGGCGAACTGGTGGTGGACCTCGCCGTCGAGCTGGGCGATGTTACGTCGCAGCCGCTCGAGGAACTGGTCCTGGTCAGCACCCTTGGACCAGCCGAACTCGAGCTTCTTCTCCGAGGTCGAGAACCCTACCGGGCCGGTCACTTACCAGCTCGCGCCCATCGCATCGAAGGCAACGACATCGGCGGCACCGTTCAGGCCGGCGACATCGACCATTAGATACGGCTCACCAATGTGTTCGGGCGATGCCTCGTAGATGCCGGGGATCTCGACCAGGAGTGGTGTGTTGGCCACGATCGCCGTCTCGTCGATGGTCACATCGCCAGCGACACCACCCGCCATCGTGCCAGCGCCCCAGCTCGCGTTCGTTAGGGTCTCAGTGGTTACGATCGAGTTACCCGAAGTGCCACCCGACTTGGCGGTCGCGACCAAGGTCGTCGCCGAGCCCTTCACTGCGATCGCTGTTGGGTGAAGTGTCATCGAGGCCGCGTAGGCTGTACCAGCACCAACACCGGCCGGGGTCTCATCGAGCATGATCGCCGCCACGAGATTCTCGATCGAGGCCTCCGCGCTCGCACCGATCAACACATTGCCATCGACGTCGGTGAGCGCGGTCTGGAAGGTATAGACCTTAGTGTCGAGCGTGACTGTCTCGGTGTTCAGTGGCTGACCGGTGAACGTGAGCGTCTGGAGTGCGCGTACAAGCGGTCCGACCACAACGCCCCGACCATCAGCGAGCACCACGTTCAGCACGCCGGCCTTGTTGATGTTGATTCTCAGTCGGATGGTCGACCAGGCGGCGATCGGCAATAGAGTCTGATTGCCTAGCAAGCCATGGATCTTCTGGGGGAGCATTGCGGTGCCGCGGCCGTAGATCTCTCTGATCTTGGGATTGCCCTCGGGCGAGGGCACACCGGCGCGGCGTGCGCCGAGCACTCGTGTAGTAGGCATCTTGTCGCTCCAGGTGAACGGTGGTTGCTACGAACACCCGAAGCTATGACGTCGTTTACTTCTCTAACACCTCCCCGAGACGGGGTGGCGCCAGGATGTCGGCCTGTGCGCCGCGCCACCAGATCTGGAGCTTCATGCGTGGTGGGTCACTGCCCGGCAGCTTGGCCGAGGCGTTCTGAGCGTGGTCCTTGACCGTCCGCTTGGTGATCGACAGACGCCTGCCGATCAGCTCGTACTCGAGCCCACGGCCCACCATGACAGCCACCAGTGTCTCCATTGTGGAGAACGGTCGGAGTGGCTCCATCCGCTCAACCAACGCCGGCCTCCGGCGTGCCGGACCGACCGAGCATGTCCTTGACCTCGGCCTGTAGGTCCTTGTCGCTGGGCACCGGCATGCCCTCGGACACGTAGAGCGCCTTGAGTTCCGCCACGCCCTGCGCGATCGTCGCCTTCGTGTACTCGCGCTCGATCGCCTTGGCGTCACGCTCCAGCGCCCGCTCAGCCGTCTCTGGATAGATCGTATGGCCCTTGGGAGCTGCGCCTGGCGTTCCGTGGGTCATCAGGTTCTCAAGCGCCTCGCTGTACTTCAGCGCGCCGTGTAGCCTGCCGAGCGCATAGCCAGCCACAGCAAACGAGATCGCGGTCACCATAGAGACGATGGGGAAGAGGTTATCCATCCTTGACCTCCTCGAGTGTCGGCGCCTCGACCTTCTCCTCCGTCAGTCTGGCCGCTCGCTCGTCGATCTCGGCCAATTCGTGCTTCACTCGAGCACGCTGCTCCGGCGTCAGGTCCTCAAGATCCTTCTTCTTGAACCTGAGTTTGATCCACCGCCAGAGTCGACGCCACCAGACCATCTCATGTCGGATCCGGTCATAGTCACGGAACATGCCCACCACCACCTCTCGAGGAATGAAGCCGAACCCGTCGAGCACTCGCATAAGCTCCACTCGCGACACTTTGGACGATGGTGCGTTCTCGACCCACTCCTTGATCGTCGCCGGCTTCTTTGGCATCCGTGCCGGCATCTTCTTGTTCCGCAACCTTCACCTCCAGGTAACCGATCGCTATCAAGTGAACCACGCCGAGCGCTCCGATCGCCATTAGCGCCAGGCAGACCAACATCGCAAGGCAGAACATCATGATCCACGCCAGCCAGATAAGCGGGTTCACCAGCCGCCCGTCTCCGTCCTCTCCCTACGAACGCGGCGCATTGGCTTCGAGATATGCCGCCTGCCGGTCTCCATCTCATGGATCAGGGTCGCCTTACTCCAGGCCCTAACGTCCTGCTCGGTCCAAGTTGGCATCGTCCGCGCCGGTCTCGATGCCAGGGCGTAGCGCCACTCGTCGTAATCGTCATCTCCGCCCTCGCCGGTCGTCGGCTCAGCATCGACCTCGAGCGCGTCCTCCGGATCGTCGGGATCGACCACAATCACCTGGATCGTCTCGAACGCCTTGTGGTTCGCCTCGGTGTCCATCCAGAAGAAGTTGGGCTCACCGTCGCCACCGCCCGGCTCGATACTCTTCCACGCCACCTGCTCACGCAGGTTCCTGAGCCCCACATAGCGCCCGATGTTCGCCTGCGTCAGGTGGATACCTTCGGCAGCGAACCGCTCAGCTGTCGACGGTGTGGCGTCGTCACGTCTCGCCTTGTGCTGGGCCCAACAGTCGTGACCGGCCACGATGTAGCTCAACTCCTCGACGTTCACTCGTTCCTTGATCCGCTCGGCTATCCGGCGATCGCTCATGTGCCGGCCGCGGATGGTCTGCATCTTGTAGATCACGCCGTCCTCGCTCACACAGTACCTGCCGAACACCCACGGGTGCTGATAGCCCCAGTCGAATGATCCGAACTGCCGCCAGTGCGAGGGTGGCTCGAAGATAGGTACAAAGTGCATAACCTCGTCCAGCTCTTCAAGCGCCATCCCGAAGCCCGCGTCCCAGTCACCGTAGAGTAGCTGACGCCGGAGCACCTCGGGCAGTGACATGAGGTTCGCCATGTAGATCGGGTCGTTGGCGTAGACCGGGTTGTCGGTCACCTTGGCGGGGATGAACCGGCGCGCTCGAGTGACTGTGCCCAAGCCCGGCACCTTCATCTCGTAGGTGTAGATGTGCTCGCCTTGCCGGCCGCACAGGTTGATGAAGCGCCGCTTGATCCAGCCGTGCCCCGGCTTCCCCGGGTTGCCCGACCCGTGAGCCTGGCGCCGGACCTCAGGATTCGGGCACCGGTTCTCAGCCAACAGCTGGACCCAGATCTGCTCATCGGCGACGTCGGCCACCTCATCGAATCCGATCGACGCCCACTCGCCACCATGGAACTGCTTGACCTCGTCAACGCTCTTGCAGTGACCGAACTGCACAATACCACCGCCGGCGCCCGTCAACGAGTCTGGGTTAGGCCAGCGCCAGCGCTTGAGCCCACCACTCCAGACCGGCTTGTTGATGGCGGGATACAGCCGATGCGATCGATCGATCAACTCCTGCACTTCGGG